CCGCAGGGAGATCCTGCGAGACAGTGTAGGCGCGCATTGCCGCCTGACACCTGCCGAACGTCCAACCCGTCGTTGCCATCGCCCAATCCTTGAACTCGCCCAACTTGGAGTTGGACGCGAACAGGGCTTCTCCCGCGAGCAGGTCTCCGCCGATGGCAACGGTTGCGGATGCAACCTGCGCCACGGCATCGGTGACTGAAGCGGTAAGGGTCTTCAACTCCTCGCGGAGAACCGCGAGGGTTGGAGTTTTCGTTGCAGACATCGTTGACTCTCTTTCGTGAGTTGGGATGCCTACTGCCTAGGTTGTCAAGGTGCGAGCGGCTCAACCGAACCGCTCACGCAGTGTAGCAAGACCCGCACTACCCCGCACCCCGCAACCCGCCTACCTGCGCCATCCGCACCCCGCAACCCCGCATGGCGAGGGGGCAACTTGGGATTCCAAGTTGGTCTTGACACCCGCACCCCTCACCTGCTCGCAGGGGTTGAGGGGTGCGAGGGATTTGAGGGGTGCGAGGGGTGCGACGTTGACGAGTGAGGCAACGCCCTCGCACACACCCCCGCCTGCCCGGGCCGAGGGGTCTCCCCCCGCACGCGAGCGCGAGCCCCGGAGTCCCGGGGGGTGGTACCTCCAGCACATCGGGCGACCCGCGGAGTCCCTGCGTATATACACCCACGGCGGAGTCCCTCCTTTCTCGCGCCCGACGTATATCTCTGATATACACCTAGCCATGAAGAAGGTGCTGCTGCGTATATCACCCGAGGAGTACGACGAGATCCGTGTCTTAGCGGCCAAGGAGGGGAAGAGTGCTTCCCAATGGATCCGCGAGGCGCTGCATCTGGTCGTGATCAGAATGAGGGGGACGGATGCCTGACGAGACCATTTGGGACAAGCCCTTGACCGACGACGAGCATCAGGCGTTGCAGGAGCTGGTCGTCCCGGCCAGCGAGCTACTCGATGGAGAGGAGGTGGAGCAGATGGCAGTGATCGTGGTGGAGGATCTGAAGGTTGGGCGTCCTGCCCCGCCGCTCGAGGAGTACGTCGCCGCTCACGTCGAGGCGTGTCGGATCGCCATGCTGGACGACGGCCTCAAGAACCCCATCGTCAACGGAGACGACCGCCTCGCTCGCGCCGAGAAGTACGCACGCTGGCGCTGGCAGGGCTACGTCGACGGCCACGTCAACAGCCTGTGAGTCACGCGGGTTCGACTCCCGCCCATGCCGCCCGGAGCATGGAGGGCGTCCACGGGGACGAGGCGCAGCAGAGCGTCATCCGGGCACACTGGATCGCCCACAATCAACGACTCGACAGTCTCGACCTCGTGAACGAGATCATCTCAACGCTCAAGGAGGACACCATGACCATCGTTGCCCAGCTACAAGCAGCCCAGGCTGACATCCAGATCGCCAAGGACGCCCTCGGCGGCGGGACTCCCGAAGCAGCCCGTGAGTTCGCCCTCGCCAACACAGCCATCGAGGACGCGATCATGCGCGTCAACCGTGCCTTCGCGCACCGCAACGGCACCTTCGCCGTCGCAGACGTTGAGGGCGCGACTCTCTAGCCGACCGTGTTTGTGCCGAAGCAGAAGATCAGGATCAGCGCGGCAGCGATCAGGGCCAACATCACATCTTGAAAGGTGAGGTTCATGGGAACAGTGTCACCCGACGACCGGACGGCGAAACGCGACGAGGTCATAGCGAAGCTGATGGAGTCCCCCAAGGTCTACTTCAAGACGAAGCTCCGCGGCCACCCGATGATCCACATCCGCGACAAGGCGCTCGTGGAGTCCCTCGCTGAGAGAGGAGCCTCCGTCAACTGGTACACGCGCTCGAGGAATCCTCAGGTGCGTGAGTGCGAGGTCATCCTCGGCCCCGGGTTCATGTCATGAGCGAGACCTACATCGTCTCCACCACAGACGGGAAGAGCTCGGAGTTCCACACCCCCTCTGTCGAGGAGTTCCTCTACTCGCTCGACAAGGCTCTGGCTGATCCGTCAGTCCCTCTGCCTCACGCCTACATGGACACCCCGGACGGGGTCGAGTGGGCCGTCCACTTCAACCCCGACAACATCACCGCGGTCAGCGTTCCGACTCGTGGGCGATCCGGCGCCGCTCCCGCCTAGCCTCCGCCTGCCGCTCCTGCTCCGACATCAGGTTCCACTCCGGGTTACGGGACGCCGCCAGCACCGCTCTCTCCGTGATGTCAAGCTCGATCCCGCTGCGGTGAAGCTCGTCGGCCCGATCAGCCAGAGCCTGCATCCGAGACTGCGCCCGGGAGTGTTCGGCCGAGCGGCGGTTCTGCGCCACCTGCGCACGGACGAGGTCGCCACGCTCCTCGCTCGACATCCGGCCCCACTCCTCCTCACCGACTCCTGCTCTCGCTTGACGGGTTGCTTCGTTCGTCGAGGCGACGAAGTCGACGAACGTCCCAGAGGGGCTGTGCCCCTGAACGTCCTGGGCGGTTCTGGTGATCTCCGTCAGCGACGGGCGGGTGTTCTGACCCAGCGACAAATCGGCCGGCTCAATCAGGCCCAGGTCGTGCAGGGTCTCCTCCGGCTGGATCCCCTGAGCATGGGCCTGCATCGCGTTCTGCTGCTCGGTGCCCGAAAGGAAGGAGAAGTCACCGGGGCGCCGGGTCGCCTCGTACTCCCTCCGGGTCTCGTTGCGAAGCTCCTGATAGTCGGCCCATCTGGCGGGGAGGCCGTCACGGACTCTCTCAGCGGCGTTGATCCGATCCATGTGCGACATCCGGTTCCACTCCTCCGCCGTGTGGTGGGAGGCGGCGGTGTGTTCGTGCGCGAACAGGGCTCCATGTACGTCCGGGTTCGTCTCGAGACGAGGACGCTGCGGGACGACGATCCCCGATGTCCGTGCCTGCCACTCGCCGGGGTTGCCGATCAGATCCATCCAGTGCTTCCCCTCCACACCCTTGGCCTCGACCGGGATCTCGAAGTCCGGCTCGTCACCGCCCTCGGGGTGCTTCATGAAGGTCTCGAAGGCCCGGAGCGAGTTGAGGAAGCCGCGCTTCGAGGAGTGGTTGCGCTGCATCGTGTCCCGAATCCCCTGCGCGTGCATCGCCGCCCTCTCGGGCTGGGTGTCCTTCATCTCGAGAACCGCGTTGAAGGAGTCGAGGTTGCGACGGAGCAGCGACAGGGAGGCTCTCACGCTCGCGTCCGTGTAGCGCTTCGGCGCACCCGGCTCGCCGCGAAGGTTCCCCAGCAGGATCGAGCCAGCGACCTTGACGTTGATCGGGCCTGCGTCAATCGGGATCCCATGCTCTTGGAAGCGGTTGTTGAGCGGGGCCATCAGGTCGTGGATGACCTCGTGCGAGATCCCTGGGGCCGTGTGTTCGAGGAAGCTGATGTGCGACTGATCCGGGTACATCGCCACGTCGTTCCTCACGTCGGCGTGGGGACGGTCAGAGCCGGGAGGGACGTACTGGTAGTGGGGGTAGTCGTCGGAGCCGGTGTTCCTGATCGTGCCGCCGATCTTCGCCTTCCACTCGGTCGGGAGATCCTCGTGCCTGCGCCCCCAGGGGAAGAGGCCGAAGGGAGCCATCGCCGCCGCGTAGAGGTTGTAGGGCGAGGGCTTCTTCTTGGCGGTGACGAAGGGCTCGACCGCGATGCTCGACATCCTCGGCGCGACATCGGTGTTCGGCGCGTCGGAGGCGATCATCCCGGCGAAGCGGTCAACGAAGTCGGCCAGATCCTTGACGTTCTTCCTGTCCTTCTTCGGGACGATGATGTCTGCCGCCCGGGAAAGAACGTGCCGCTCCTTCTTCTTCAGAGAGTGATCGAGCGTCGAGTAGTGGTCTCGGATCTCGCTCAGAAGTCCCATCCCCACGATCATAGGAGGGTGCCATGTCGACATCGCCAACCCAGAGGACGCTGAGAGAGCTTCGCAACCAGGGGCGGGTGTGCGGGATCGTGGAGCGCTACAACTCGTTCGTCGGGCCGCACGGGATCCGGCAGGATCTGTTCGGGATCATCGACATCATCGCGCTCGATCCTGAGAGAGGCGTCGTCGGGATCCAGTCCTGCGGATCGGACTTCGCCGCCCACGAGCGGAAGATCCTCGAGGAGAGGGCGCAAGAGTCAATCGACTGGCTCTCGACACCGGGCACCGTCCTCGAGTTGTGGGGCTGGCGCAAGGTGAAGCTGAAGCGGGGAGGGACGGCGATGCGCTGGTCTCCGCGTCTGAGGGAGTTCACGCTGGCCGACTTCTCTGAGACGATGCAACTTGGAATCCCAAGTTAGGAGAGAGAGATGGGCCTCGAAACCGTAACCAGCATCACGATCACCTGCGACAACCCGGACTGCCCGGGCAACTCGCTCGACCCGGCGAGCCAGTCGGGCTGGATCCAGATCCAGGCATCCGTCGTTCCGCCTGCGCCGGAGGGTGTCGAGCAGGGCTTCGCCTTCCCGATCATGTCCCCGACGCAGTTCTTCTGCTCCCCGGCCTGCGCTGGCAGCGTCGAGCAGGCGCTCCAGGCCGCCGAGGATGCGCGTGAGGCAGCGGCGCCTGCCTGATGCCCGACCGGGTTTCCATCGACGCGCAGAACACCCTCCTCAGAGAGGTGAGGGACGTGATGCGCTCCTACGGAACCGGGGAGCCGAAAGGAATGACTCTGGGGACGGCGAGGCTCGGTCATGGCTTCGCCGGACAGTGGTGGCCGCAGCGGGGATCCTGGCCGATGAAGATCCCCTCGCGGCTCAGGATCGCCCCGTTCATGTCAGAGCGGCCGACCTACCAGCAGATCGGCGTCGACGTTCACGAGCTCGGGCACGCAGACCACAACCCGACATGGAGAGGCCCGGGTGCAGAGCCTCGCTCGGTGATCGAGCCTCGCGGTGTTGCCTACGAGCAACTGTTCGGCCCGATGGTGATGAAGGCGATGGGGTACAGCGTGCCCGATGTCTTCTGGACTTCCGATCAGGCGAAGCACGGCTACCTCAAGGAGTTCGGGCAAGCGGCCATCGACAAGCAGAAGGCGTACCTCCGCTCGCTCTACGGTGCCGCCCTCTACGACCGGGAGGACGTGAACGCCAGGAACCGGAGGATGGACTCGATCAGGGTTCCTCGACGGGTGGAGGAGGACGAGCTGATGGGGCCGCTGAAGCAGATGCCACACCGGGCCGCTCCGACCCATGTCGAGATGATGAGTAAGGTCGCTCCGATCAGGGTTCCCGTCAAGACGCAGCGAACCTACAACGGACTGCACTAGGAGGGCCAACGTGGCAACGATCTCGAAGACCGACTTCCCCTACACCGGGCCGTACTCGGTCGAGGGGGACGGCAAGCACAAGGGCAACACGGCGCTCGCGCTCAAGAGGGCGATGTCGCGCCTGGGCTTCCTCCCCTGGGAGCCGGAGAAGTGGGACAACCTCTTCAACAAGAAGCTCGAAGGAGCCTTGGACGAATGGGATCCAGGCAAGAACGGGTACGGGACTGGACGCTACGACAAGATCCGCGCAGCGGTCGTCAAGAGTGGATCCCACAAGGGGGAGCAGGCGCTCGACTCCGTAGCGATCAATCAGGTGCAGACCGAGTACGCCTCCAACCAGGGCAAGAAGGTTCCCGACCTCGGCCCCTTGGAGAAGGGTGGAGCCTCGCTGCTCGATTTCGCTCTCTCGCACGCGACGAGCGGCATCTCGCTCTACCCCGCCACCGACACGGTCTGGACTCCCGGCTGCACGATCATCGCCCCGGAGAAGATCGAGATCACCAAAGCCTCCTCCTCGAGTCCCGGCGACGCCTGCTACGCCGAGGGCGTCTCAGGGATCCGCTACTGGTTCGGCCATATGGTCTCGGCCCCCGGTGTCGGGAAGGTGATCGGTAAGGGGGCGACGGTCGGCAAGGTCGGCCAGTTCTCCGGCTACACGCCGCACCTTCACCTCGGGGTGAACGTCGAGAAGCTCTGGGGCTCGGGCAAGCAGTTGAAGCACGGCACGAACTACAGCGTCTCGGGGATCCCCACGATCCGAAAGCAGTTCCAAGACCACTAGCCGAGGCACAAGCGATGCTGTCCCCATGCGCCAGCGGGGGACAGAGTGGGTGGCGATCATCATCGCCGTGGGCTTCGTCCTGGGGTTCAACCTGTTCTGCTTCGCCGTCCTCTACACGGCGATCCAGAACGACGCGCCTCTGTCGGAGAACGCCACCCAGGTGTTGACCGGGTGGGGCGGGGGAATGGTGGGACTGCTGGGCGGATTCGTCGGCGGAGGCTTCGTCGGCTACAAGACAGCCCGTTCCGACGCTGTCCGATCCCACGGCGATCATCTGAAGGACACCGAGGAGGATTGATGATTCCGTACACCGCCACAAAGGAACGCAGCGCCATCCATCGGTGGACGAACACCACCCTGGAACCGAACCGGCGCAACAACATCCTCGCCAAGATCAGCGCCAACGCGAACGCGCCCGGAGGCTGTCGGCGTCAGAACAACGGTGCTGGCTCGACCCTGCCGAACGGACGGGCCCAGCAGGCGGCGCTTCAGCGGCTCGCGGGGACGCTCGGCATCTACGTCATCGAGACGAACCCGACTGGCCCTCTCGCGGCCCAGGTCGGCGGCGCGGATGACGCGACGATCTCGGTCGAGGGCGGAACACCCGCCTCGGTCACCGTCACCGATCCTCTCCACGCTCCCACCGCCGTCACCTGGGCGGCAGGGGGAACGGTCTCCCTGGTCGAGCAGGTAGGGGCCGGATCGCAGGCCGACCCGATCACCCTCGCCGGGATGAAGCGCTACGAGGTGAAGGCACCGTGACCCCCGTCCTCTGCCCCGACTGCGTCGGCAACCAGGGCCAGCTTGGCGAGCCGTCTCACGCTCGCTGGCGCGGCCCCGACGGGGAGGCGTACTGCTCGATGCACTTCATCCACCGCTTCGGGCACGGCGAGAAGCTCGTCCCGCTCGAGGGCTACGAGCCTCCGGTCAAGCGAAAGGCTCCGGCGCCGAAGAAGCCTGCGGCGACGAAGAAGGAACAGGTCGCCTGATGCCCTGCGCCCAGGTTGCGCGGGGGATCAGGCAGGCCGCTCCGCACACCGGGCCTCCGTTCGTAGACGCGACCGACAACAACCCCTGCGGCAAGCCTCACGTCTTGACGATCAGGGGAGTCGACGTTTCCGCGGCCTCTCTCTGCATCGGCCACTTCGCGCTCAAGTTCGGCCTCGCCGTCTTCGACGGCCCGGTGATCACGACACGGAGATAGGCTCTCTGCGTGGCGACACGCGAGGAGATCAACGAGGCCGTCAAGATCCGCTACGAGAAGATGAAGGGCGAGATCGACGCCTCTCATCTTCACCCCGGCGACTGGCTCCGGCATACGAAAGCGGTTGACGCCCGGACAGGCGAGGTCTTCCAGTTCGGCTTCGATGACGGCTGGGAGTGGCAGTACGAGGAGCTGACCTCCTTCCGCGACGACCGCATCGCCTTGCGCCTGAAGGCGCGGCAGTTGGGGATCTCCTGGCTCGCCATCGGCTACGGCCTCTGGAAGGTCTTGTCCACGCCGGGAACGAGGGCGATCTGCGTCTCGATCAACGAGACCGAGGCAGGCAAGCTCGTCAACCGGGCCTGGGATCTGTGGCAGAACACGCCCGAGCATCTCCGCTTCGGGGCCAAGGTGATCAAGCCGACGAAGGGAAGGCCGACAGAGCGGATCGAGTGGGAGTTCCCTGACGGCAAGATCTCGAGCTTGGTCGCCATGCCCTCGACGCCGAAGGCAGGTCACGGCGAGGTCGCCTCCCTCGTCATCCTCGACGAGTTCGCACGGCACCAGTACGCGGAGGAGTCGTGGAAGGCGTTTATCCCCGTCATCGCTGACGGTGGCCAGATCATCATCGTCTCGACAGCGAACGGGATCGGCGGCTCCTTCTACGACCTCTGGATGAACGCCGAGGAGAGAGGCGTGACCGCGACCTTCCTCCCCTGGACGAAGCATCCGCGTCGGGACGAGGCGTGGTACGGGCGAGTCGCTCGAGCTCTATCCGAACACGACCGGGCCGAGCAGTACCCCCTGACCCCGGCCGACGCCTTCACGGGAACGGCCGGCTGCTGGTTCGACACCGATGCTCTCGCCAAGTACGCCGAACACGCGCCCGACCCGAAGTACCGCTTCCAGTGGGCGACTGATGAGACGGGGGCGAAGGCCACCCTGACCAAGCGCAAGGACGGATGGATCAAGCTCTGGCACGAGCCGGAGGAGGATCACGACTACGCGATTGCGCTCGACGCCTCGACAGGCCGGGGAGAGGACTACACCTGCTTCTACGTCATCGACCTGACGGAGATGAAGCTCTGCGCCGAGTTCCACTCCCGCGTCGACTCCGACATCTCCGCCGAGCAGGTTCACTTCACCGGGCGGATGTACCACACCGCACGGATCGCCATCGAGCAGGGAGGCGGCTACGGGGACGCCATCGTCGTCGCTCTCCGTGACGGCAAGAAGGGACGGCCCTCCTACCCGAAGCTCTACCGCCACGCGGCCGAGGACAGGCCCGACAGAAAGCCTGCCGTCGCCTACGGGTTCCCGATCTCCTCGAAGACCCGGCCGCTGATCATCAACCAGGCGGAGCAGGCGATCAGGGAGATGAGCCTGCCGATGATGCCGATGGATCTGATCCTCGAGTGCAAGACCTTCGTCAAGCGTCCCGTCAACCCTTCCCCGGCCGCTGCCTCCAGTTGCAACGACGACCGGGTGATGGCCTTCTGCATCGCGCTCGAGATGTACCGTCAGTTCGGGGCACACGCGAACGACAAGAGACGGAAGCGGAAGCGTCGGAAGTGGAAGCCCTCGTATGCCTGGGAGTAACTTGGAACCCCAAGTTGTCCTCCCTCTGACGCATACTTGCTGGGTGATCACCTACGAGGGAGACTGAGATGTCCCAGATGATGCCGCCGGAAGCTCCTCCGATGGGGCCACCTCCGGGCGCAGGGGGCGGAGGTCTTCCCCCCGAGTTGATGGCCGCGCTCTCCCAGCAGGGAGGCCCGGGCGGAGCAGCACCCGACCCGTCAGGCCCGATGGATCCTTCCCAGGATCCGGCGATGTCGGCCGACCAGGGGCCGCTGCTTGCCGGAGGCCCGAACGCCGGGATGCCCGAGGACGCACCCGTCGAGGAGAGCGGCGAGATGTCCACCGTCGACCACATTCGGATGGCCATCGAGCATCTCAAGGAGGCCTTCCACCTCGATGAGGACGACCAGCGCGGCGCGCAGACCGCAGGCTCGCTGGCCTCCTTGCAGAAGATCCTGGGCGGCGAGCAGGCGAAGGATCAGAAGCTCACCCAGGCTCTCGGCGGATGAGCCAGAACGTCGACCCGTACACCGAGATCGAGGCGGCTGACGCTCTCGGTCTCGTCACAGGCGCGATGAACGAAGCGGAGCGCTTCTCGACCTCCTACGTCCAGAAGGTCGAGGCTCGCTACCGCGCCTACCGGGGGATCGCGGAGGCTCGCAAGTCGGGGCAGGAGATCGAGGCGTGGCGCTCGAACCTGACGACCCCCTACATCCTTCAGACCATCGAAGGAATGATCGCCACGATGCTCGACCCCAATCCTCGTTGGGAGGTGAAGCCTCGGCCCCAGCCGTTCGAGCCCATCGAGGTGATCCTGGCCCGGACATCGGGTGGGCGGATCGCCTCTGCCGCCCTCGAGTGGGCGATGCAGAACGACGACTTCCATCTCAAGCAGCGCCCCTTCATGCAGCAGGATCTGATCGCCGGGAAGACAGTGGCCAAGATCGTCTGGAAGACGATGAAGACGAGGCGCACCGTCCTGACCCCGTCCGAGTCGCAGATCCTGAACCAGTACGGCACCGTCGTCTCCACCTTCCCAACCACGGAGGAGAAGGAGAAGCTGATCACCACCTTCGACGGCCCGACGATGATCGTCAGAGACGTGCGGGATTTCTTCCGGCCCGAGTCGGCCATCGGGGTCGATGACGCCGCCTGGGTGATCGACCGCTCATGGGAGACCTACCAGTGCCTGAAGGACAAGGAGAGGGCGGGCCTCTACCGGAACGTGGACGAGGTCAAGAACGCCCAGAACACCCAGCTCGCGCAGCAGTACACGGATCGGGAGCAGCTTCTCCGGGGCCAGGAGCGCACCTCCGGCCTGATCGAAGTCCTCGAGTACTGGACGAACGACCGCGTCATCACCGTCGCCGCGAGGACGGTGGTTCTCTCCGACATCCCGAACCCGTACCGCAACGGGCGCAAGCCCTTCGTGATCTGCTCCGCGCTCCCCGACGCCTTCCAGATGGACGGCATCTCCGTGGTCGAGTCGCTGGGGCAGATTCAGGAGTACCTCTGGTCGATGCAGAACCAGCGCCTCGACAACATCAAGATCATGAACAACCACGTCACGCTGATCCGCTCCGACGTGGACGACGCCGACAGCTTCGAGTTCTTCCCCGGGGCACAGTGGTTCGTGGAGGACACCGAGCAGGTGAAGCAGCTTCCAGTCGACCCGACCTTGGGGGAGATGACGATCCAGACGGAGCAGCTTCTCAAGGGCGACCTCCAGAACATCATGGGAGGACTGCCGATGGCGGGAGGTGTCTCGAGCGGAACCATCGACCAGCAGACGGCGACCGGGATGAACATCATCACCGGGATCGCGCAGAAGATCATCCAGGCCCGGAAGCAGCACTACGCCTGGGCCTTCGCTCAGGTCGGTGAGCAGTTCCTCGGCCTGATGGGTCAGATGATGAGGCGAGACCGGGTGATTCAGGTCGTCGGCAAGAGCGGCGCGGAAGCCCTCCTGATCGTCAACCCGCTCGATCTCCAGGGCGACTTCGATGTTCAGGTCAACGTCCTCGACGACGTGATGCTCCAGGGCGAGAGACGGAGCTCGGCCCAGGCGCTGATGCAGGCCGCAGCCGGGGTGGCTCCCCTGACCCACCTGAACATGGACGCCTTCGTGGAGAACCTCTTGGACGCCTACGACATCCGCGACAAGCCCAAGTACTTCGCCCCCGCCCCCGGGACAGCAGGAGCGGCTCAGGCACCCGGCGCCCAGGCACCGCCCCAGCCCGGTGAGGGGACGCCCTCGGCGCAGAACATTCAGGAGTCGACCTCGGCTCCCGTCCCGACCCCAGCGGGGAACGGCCTCACCGCTCCTCCGTCACCGCAAGTCGCTCAGGCGGCGCAGGCTTCCCCGGGCGCGGCGCTCGCCCCCGCTGGGCGTCAGTACTAGGTGGCTCTCAGCGAGCAGGAGAAGAACGATCTTCGCCGCCGTCAGGGCGAGCTTTCCGGCCTGACCCGGAACCCGGCCTGGAAGACCCTGGTCGAGGAGTCGGAGCGCAAGATCCGCAAGCTCGAGAAGACCGCCGCCGCGCTCGCGCTCGCCCCCAAGGGAGCAGACCAGCGTAAGCTGGACGAGATCCGCGGGTTCATCCTCGCGGTGAGGTGGCTTGTCGGCACCCCGGTCTCGGCGGAGAACTCACTGATTGCGTTCCTGAAGAGGCAGGGCATAGAGATCGAGGAAGAGGAGGGCCAACATGAGCGGGATTGACGATTCTGAGCGGATGGACGAGGGGGACTTCGCTGACTTCCTCGCTGACGAGGTGTTCGGGGAGGGTGCGCCAGAGACCCCGGCCGAGCCAGAGCCCAACTTGGAATCCCAAGTTGAGACCCCCGAGACGCCGGAGGAGCCTGCGCTCCCCGAGCCTGTCTTCGAGGAGCAGCCGGAGACGGCGCAGCCAGCAGACCCCGAGCCGGCCGAAACCGAGACTCCCGTCGAGGAGCCGGAGTACGCGGTCTGGGCACGCAAGCAGTTCGGGGAAGACCTCGACCTGACGAACCCGCAGATCGCCAAGCTGGCGCAGTCGCGCTGGGAGGCGGAGCGGATGGTCGGCAAGTCGCAGGCCGAGCTTCAGGAGCAGCGTCGTCTGATGGAGGAGGAGTCGGCCGCACGCCGGGTCGCCTCCCTGCACGAGAGGGCAGACCTGAACGACGAGGAATCCGACTGGGTCGATCAGGCCGTCGAGTCGGGAGACCCCGCCGCCTTCGCGGTCGCAGCCTTGGAGAACGACAGGCGCGACCTCTACTCCGCGATCCTCGACCGCTGGGCCACCCAGGGTGAGCAGGAGTCCTCGCGGGTGCGGGACTTCCATTCCCGCGTCGTCGCCGCCTACTCGCAGCCTGCGCCCGATCCGCAGGCCCAGTTCCAGCAGGCGCTGGGCGAGTCCTTCCAGGCGGTCGGGCTCAACGTGCGTGACCACGGATCGATCATCCTCGCCAAGGCGGCAGAGCTTGGGGACGCGAACCCCTACGTCCAGGGGATGATGGCCCAGGATCCCCAGGTCAGGGCGATGGCGGTCAGGGCGGTCTGGGATCTCTCCCAGTCCACCCAGGCCACGATCCAGAAGGTGACACGAGACGACGAGGTGGCAGCGCGAGTCGCAGAGGAGCGCCTGCGCGAGAACGCCGCCGTCGTCGGCAACGGCACCCTCCATCAGGAGCCGCCGCCGAGCGGAGGCTTCTGGAGCGAGTTCGATGAGGAGGTCGCCGCTCGAGGTTGGGACGGAGCGCGGCCGGGGTACAAGGAGCAGCGGTAGGACTGCGTCGGTTGGCCCCCGGAACCCTGATAGGGTTTCGGGAGGCCATCGACCACCCCTTGAGGGCACGGTCAGGCACCCGGGCACCGCGAACGTGGCGGCACTCCCTCTGAAGCGAGATTCCTACCACTCGACTCTCAAGGAGTTCCCATGCCTGACGTTGCAGTCGGTCAGTTCATCTCCACGGAGGAGATCGTCTCCCAGGAGAAGGTGATCGACATGGATCCGAAGATGCGTCTTCTCGATCCAGACCAGACCCAGTTCGTGACGATGACCTCGCGCTCGAAGTCCCGACCCGCCCTGGCGGAGAAGGTCAACTGGCTCGAGGAGCAGTACATCAACCGGATCGTCACGCTCACCGCCGCCTACACGGCGAACGGCCCGTCGCTGACGGTCTCGGCCGCAGACGGGAACAGCGTCTTCAAGGACGACGTTCTCCGCAACATGCGAACGGGCGAGGCGTTCCTCGTCACCGCAAGCGTCGGCGGAGTGCTGACGGTGAACTCGGCAATCGCTGGCTCCGGCCCCGCCCTGCCGATCAACGCCGCAGGCAACATCGGCGACAAGCTTCTCGTCGTCGGTGACGCCCAGAAGCAGGGTGCCGACTTCCCCGATCCGCGCTACTCGCAGCGGATCAACCAGTTCAACTACACGCAGATCACCCGCACGCCCTGGTCGTTCGCCGGGACGACCACGGCCATCGAGCTCTACGGTGGCCGCGAGCCTGCGAAGGAGGCCGCACGCAAGGCGGTCGAACACAAGCGCAAGCTGGAGGCGGGTGGCTTCTTCGGCGCCCGGGACTTCATCACCGCCGCCCAGGATCCGCAGGGTCTCGCGGGTGGCCTGATCGAGTTCATCCAGACGAACAGGCAGTCGGTCGGCGGCGAGCTGACCTCCGACTTCCTCGACTCGTTCCTGGCGACGGTGCTGGCGAAGGGCTCCGCCGACAAGGTGATCTACACGGGAACGATCGGTGCCTACTACATCTCGCGCTTCAACCGCTCCGGCCAGGGCGCGTTCTGGAAGCCGAGCAACGAGAAGGTGCACGGCGTCCAGGTCGACGGCTTCATCTCGGGCGTCTTCGGAACGCTCGTCCCGGTCGTGGTCAAGAAGGAGTGGGCCGATTTCCCGTCGGGCGTCGGCGGGTACAACGGCAACCTCTTCGTGGTCGACAACTCGAACGTCGAGCGTCGGCCGCTCCGTGACCGCGACACCAAGCTGCTCACGCAGCGGCAGGGGCCGGGTCAGGATCGGGTGGCCGCGGAGTACCTGACGGAGTCCTCGTGGGAGATCGCGCAGGAGAAGACCCACGGCCTCCTCACGGGCATCGCCTAGGTCGATCCGTTAGCATCGGCGGGACGGGGCGTGGTTGGCCCCGCCTCGTCCCGCCGATACTCAGGGCCAACGAACGGAGACGCATGAGACTGATCGCGCAGTTCGCCAACTACCGGATTCAGGTGCGCCCGATGCGCGTCCGAGGTCTCGGTGACGGGACAGCGGAGACGCTGCAAGAGCCGATCTACCTCCAGTTCCAGCATGACGCCGTCATGTACGACAACGAGGTCAAGGAGGCCAAGGAGACATTCGCCTTCCGGGGCCAGTACCAGCACCGTGACGAGGCGACTCCGGTCGATCCGATCTACCGCCTCTCCGTCTTCGACACGAAGAACATCGCTGACGCCGAAGACCGCGAGATCGCAGAGGCGTTCATGCGTGACCAGATCGCCCAGGGCAACACCGACTTCATCATCGTCGAGACGACCGCGATCCCTCGCCCGTGGCCGAACTACGACAACACCAAGGATCCGAAGAAGATCGCGGCCAAGGTGGTCGAGGACGGCTACACGGTGCAGGACGTGATCGACTACGAGCGCCTCTTCGGCCAGAACCGCGCCGACGTGATCGCCGCGCTCGAGGCCATCGAGACCGACGAGGTCGTCGTCGTCGCATGAAGTTCGATGATCTCGTCATCGACGCGGAGAACAACACGGACGGCAAGGTCGTCGTGATGCCGGACGGCCGCGTGATGACGGAGGCCACGATCACCCTCTCCCCGGACGGGGAGGCGATGATGAAGCAGGGGTACCTGTGCGGCAACTGCCTTCAGGACTTCGCCAAGATCGGCCTCGGTGCGTTCCCCGAGGAGTGCCCTGTCTGCCACTTCAGGGTGCGCGAGCTTCAGGCGGAGCAGCTTCGCCGCCAGGATGTCGGGGAAGCGCATCTCGGATCGCGGCTCACACTGTCCGATGAGCTTGAGAGACTTGGGGACATGTGGCTCCCCGGAGATGACATCTGATGGCCACCACCGCGCAGTGGTTCGCCAAGGCCGGGGGCGCTCTGATCGCTGACCTCTGGACTCCCCGCCAGATGGGAATCATCCTGATGAAGCCGACCTTCGTCCCCGACATCGACACCCAGATGGTCTACGCCGATGTCGCCGCGCAGGAGCTTGCGGCCGGGGGCGGCTACACGGTCGGCGGGACTCAGATCACGAACCGCTCCACGCTCTACAACGCCGGGGCTGACCGTTGGGATCTCCTCGGTGACGACGTTCTCTGGGGGCCGGGGGCGAGCTTCTCGGTTCGGCACGGCATCGTCTACGAGCAGGCGACGGTCGACAAGCGGCTCTGGGAGATCCTCGACTTCGGCCAGCAGTACGACGTGGTCAACGGCTTCTTCACCGTCGACTTCTCCTCTGCTGTCCTGGCGGTGCAGGCAGGCCCAGCGGTCTGAGATGGCCCCCAAGGCCGTCGTCTACCACATCTGCGGCCAGCATCTCTGCGGGGAGGCGTTGGTCGGCTACGCGGTAGGGCCGGACACCCCGATCATGATGGCCCCCTCGCTCGTCCTTCGGGGCGGGGCGATGGTCAGGAACGCGCCCTCGATGGCCGCACCCCGTCTGAACCTGATCGGCAAGGTGACGTTGGGTGGGCCTCCACCGGGGCCGAGGATGAGCCGGCCGATCCTGAAGCTGAACGGCAGCGCTGTGACCGGGGGCTTCCCGCCAGGGCCGAAGATCGGCACTCCGCGCCTGAACCTGAACGGCGTACCGATCCTGCTCTCTATCTCCGAGGATCTCGTGATGGGGATCCCCGAGCTCTTCCTCAACGGGGCCAAGGCTGTCGGCAAGGAGAAGTCTGCCGTGCCCACCCGTCCCGTCGACTGGATCCTCGAGCCGACGATTGACGAGGACTGGCTGCTCGTTCCCACGACCGAGAAGGACATGTGATCCTCCGGCCTCTCCATACTGGAGCCTGATGCCGAACTACGTCCCCACCGACTGGGCCGATGGAGTCACTCCCGTCGATGAAGCCCACCTCGACAAGATGGAAGCGGGGATCGTCGGCGCGGTTCCGCGGGATGGGTCGGTCGCCGCCGCCGCGACTCTCTACCGATCCAAGCTCCTCGCCGCCGACGCCCAGCCTGCCTTCCAGCAGAAGGGCGACGGCAGGATGGAGTGGGGGCCGGGAGGGGCGACAGCGCCCGACAACACCCTCTACCGGGTGGCAGCAGGGATTCTCCAGACCAACTCCACCCTTGGGTCTGTCGGCACCGCAGGCTACTTCGGCTTCGGAACCAAGGTGACGGGCAACCCCCAGTTCCGCTGGGGTGCCACCAACGATGGGATGCTGTACTGGGGCGATGGAGGTGGTGGACAGGACACCAACCTCTACCGCTCGTCGGCGCAGACGCTGAAGACGGACGGGTACTTCCTGGCTGGCGCGGACATCTACGCCCACTACGGGATCGCCGCCGAACAGATCGCCCTTACGGGTGCCAACGGCAGGGCCACCATCGTGTTCGGCTCGGCCTTCGACACCAACCTCTACCGCCAGGGTGCAGACATCCTCGCGACCGACGACTCCTTCCGCATCTACCGCTCCGCGACGACCAACTACGGCCTCGTCGTTGCCGTCACGGGCGAGGCTGGCAAGCGGTTCGCCGTCGAGGCTGGAGGGCGGCTGCTCTGGGGCGACGGGACGGCAGCGGAGGACACCACCCTCTACCGCTCCGGGGCGAACGAACTTGGTACGGGAGGGGGTCTGCGCGTCGGAACGTCCCTGGTGGTCGATCAGACGAACGTGGGTGGCAGGCTCTACTTCGGCCCCGCTCTCGACACCACCCTCTCCCGTGCCTTCGCCGCCTGCCTTCAGACGGAGTCCACCTTCCTGATCGTCAACCCCAGCACGGGCTTCTGGTTCAAGCCGAACGCCGCCGGGGGAATCGCCCTCCTCACCCAGGTCGGGGCGGAACCCAACCCTCGCTTCTACATCGACTACGGCGGCTACCACCGCTGGGGCGACGGGACGAACGCGCCCGACACCAACCTCTACCGCTCCGCTCCCGGTGTCCTGAAGACGGACGGCTCGCTCAATCTCGGCGGCGGGATCGACGCAGGGGGAAGCATCTACTCTCATGCCGGGTGGGGGTACGTCGGGATCCTGGCCGGGGACACGAACATGCGGCTCGGCCTCTACTCGACCGGGTCAGCGATCTACTTCGGCCCCGGCAACGCTGCCGAGGACACCAACCTCTCTCGCCTCGCGCCGGGTGTGCTTGGGATCAACGGCGTCCCCATCGGCAACGCGACTCGCACCCGCCAGTACCCGCTGAAGCTGATGGCCCCGCGCTCATCCGCTTTCGCAGGCAACGCCTTCTGGACGGTCGCTGCGATGTCCGGATTCGACTACCCCCACTGGGAGTTCGTCAAGGACGTGGAGGGCCGGGTGTTCGGCCAGATCCTCTCTCCGAAGACGGTGGCCGCGACACCGAACGCCAAGATCGTCCTCATCCTCTGCTGCATGGCGACAGCGGGTGTGAGTCGAATGAACGTCCACTACGCCTTGCTGGGGACAACAGGAGGGTGGCTCGGTGGATCTCTTACTCCCATCGGGGCGCAGGACATAGCGATGCCAGCCACAACCTCTGGCTTCGTCAAGGCGACGTTCGCCGTGCCAGCAGGGATCACGGCAGACCAGATGATCTTCCTAGAGATCGTCCATGAGGGCAATCACGCCAACGACACCCTCGCGGTGAACACGATGCTGGTCGAGGCGTACTTGGAGATCGACTCCTGATGGCGAGGAACTTCGGAACCGGGGGAACCGACGACCGCGTACTGATGACGAACGCCGCTCGGCTCTATCCGTTCTCCCACAAGCACACCTTCGCCGGGTGGTGCTACCGGGTTCAAGACCCGGTCAACACTTGGCGGTTTGCCCAGGAGTCGGACAACGCAACCACGGCTCGCTGGTATCTGGGCTGCAACAACAACGGCTCTCAGGGCGCACCGGGCTTCCGCCTCTACCTCTTCTCCGCTGGGGTCTACAAGCGAAGCTGGACTTGGGCTTGGCCTCCGATCAACACATGGCACCACATCGCCTTCACGCACGACACGGCGGTGGTCGGGACGAGGCCCATCGTCTACCAGAACGGTGTCGTGCAGACGCTAGGGGAGTACGACAACTGGGACGCGGCGGTGGCGACGAGCGATGCCTCCATCCGCCTTGGTGGATCGGTAGGCGCAGGGAGCGGCTGGCCCGGTAAGGGGCAGAACATGGCCTACTGGAACGACATCCTCTCCCCGGCTGAGATCCAGGCTCTCGTCAAGGGAGTCTCGCCCCACCTGATCCGCACCGGGAAGTTGCAGTGGCACTTCCCCTGCTTCCAGACCGCAGAAGAGGGAGACTGGGCAGGAGGAAGGGCTGGGGAGCGCTTCGGCACTACGGTAGAGCCAGCCCCAGTCCCATCCGGCCCCATGCTCATCGTCTAGAGGAGAGAGATGAACCAGCAGGAGATCACGCTCGCAGCCATCGGTGACCTAGAGGTCACCCGCCGCGCCCTGATCATGGAGATCCAGGCGCGGGACGAGTACATTAAGGATCTGGAAGGCAGGCTCGGGATCGTACGTAACGAGGACGGCTCGCTTCCGAACGGGAACGGGAACGGCCTCGTCGTCCCCGACAAGGAGATCGTGCTGCCATGACGCGAGACCAGATGGCCGACAGGATCAAGTTCACGCTCGGGCTTCAGGACGACACGACGTTCAACGAGACGAACTTCATCACCGACCTGATCTTCGAGGCGATCTGCGACATCTCCTCGCGCACGCGCACGGGCGCGAGGGTGATCAACATGACGACGACGGAGAACACCCGCACGCACGACCTCTCGGTCGGCGCGATCATCTCCCTGCTCGACATCTCCGACGACCAGGGCTTCCTCGACCGCTACACGCGGGAGGACATCGAGACGATCCAGGCCCAGGGTGGAAGGGGCTACTGCTGGGAGGAGCCGCTGCTCTGGATCTCACCGATCACCCCGGAGCCAGTCACCCTCCGCGTCTTCGGCGTCTTCCGCCCTCGCAAGATGACGGACGGGAGTCAGACCCCCTCCGACCCGCTGTACGGCAACCTCGCGGAGGAGTTCCATTCGGCCATCGTCACCTACTGCCTCTGGAAGGGCGGCGAGTACGTCGAGCATGAGAGCTCGGGCTACGGCGAGAAGTGGCACGCCCAGTACGAGGGCCAGGACGGCAACGGAGGCGAGATCGCCAGGATCAAGCGGGTGATGTCGAAGCGCGTCACCGCGCAGGCGAACCGCCACCGGGCGATGGTCAAGCACCACGGCATCCCTTCGGATGCTGGTTCCCTGATCGGCGGCTGATGAAGCCCGTCGAGATCTTCGGTCAGATCAAGGGCATGATCCGCGACGTTGCCGTCGATGAGATGCCGGACGGGTTCGTCTACGACATGACGGACTTCATCCCGAACCGGAAGGGATCGCGGGTCGACGTGCGCGGCAACTGGTCGTTCCTCGGCCCGACCTTCGGCTCGAGGATCTGGGGCGGGAGGGACTGCCGCTTCAACAGTCCGATCGGTGACCGCCTCCTCGTAGCGGCCGGCTCGGAGATCCACGATGTCAACCACGACACCGGGGCGCACACCATCGTCCCCGGCGGTGGCCCTGCCGAGATGGTGCAGAACGCGGAGAAGCTGAACGACAAGGCGTACTTCTTCGACAGCACCGGGGCGAAGACCCCGACCGCGGTCTACAACGCCGGGGCTGGGACGCTGGTCACGAAGCAGATCCCCGCCTCGGCCCCCAAGTCTGCGGTCGGCTGCGTCTACAAGGACAGGCTCGTCCTCGCTGAAGGCTCCACCGTTCGCTTCTCACCGCTGCCGAAGGCCGGGGTGGCGCCGGACAACGGGCCGCTGGCGGAGTGGGACGACTCCTCCGAGTGGCCGACGAGCGACACGATCCAGGGCTTCGCTCCGATGCAGGGCCAGATCCTGATCTTCCACACCTCGATGATCGAGCGGCTGAGAGGCACCATCGCCCCGGCCACGAACGTCGACGGCAACCTCTCCCTCGACACGCTCTCCGATCAGGTGGGCTGCACGATCCCCTCGACCATCGTGCCCTGGCGGGAGAACGTGATCTTCGCCGACGAGCGCGGGGTCTACCTGACGGACGGCACCTCGATCAAGAGCCTGACCGAGCAGGGCGGGGTCTCCGACTTCTGGCGCGAGGCATACCGCTACCGCGCCCCCGGCCCGTCGATCAACTGCTCCGTCTACCTCGACTACCTGCTCGTCTCGATCCTGACGACGACGAGCGCCCAGCCCTTCTTCGTGATCTGCGACCTGAACGAGAGGGCGTGGTTCCGGTTCACGAACTTCGCCCCCTCCTGCCAGATCCCCGGCGAGGGGACGCGGGAGGAGATCTACTGCGGGGTTCAGGTCGACAACCGGATGTCGATCCTCTCGACCATGTTCGGTGAGCCCTACGTCGGAGCGATCCCGGCCCCCGACTTCGTGGACGGCAACGGCGAGAACGTGCGTGGGTCTGTCACGACGGGGTTCAAGAAGCTGAACAACGAGGGGATGACACGACTGAGGGCGATCCACACCTCCTACCACCACCAGTCCTACATCACCCCCGACAACGTCGACGGGGTCAAGGTCGAGTACCGTCTCTCGCCGCCGACCGCGCTCGAGTTCGACGTGCCCTCCATCGCTGAGTGGCAGGTGGCGGGGCACCTCCCCAACAACGACGAGTACGCACGCAAGAAGCTCCCCATCGGCAAGCGCGGCTACGGCCTGATGGTCAGGATCTCCGGCATCTCCGGCTCGCGGGTCTCGCGGATCTTCTCCATCGCCGTCAACGCGGGTGCCCAGGACAGGGGCAAGGTGACCTCGTGACAACTTGGGATTCCAAGTTAGGTGGCTAGTCGAGGGGGAGATCTCCCCGGAAACTACGCGAGCGACTACGAGCGTCAGCTCATGCAGCGGATCTTCGCGGAGACGACGGAGTTCCCGCTCGAGTTCCGCAACTGGCTCAAGCGCTTCATCATCGACGAGGTCAAGCAGGAGGCCATCGACTCCGGTGGAGGCCCGGGGGATTCGTCGGGATTCAACCCCGCCGTCTGGATGCCGGGGATCATCCTTCCCCTGGCGTTCGGCTCGACCCCGACCTACTCCCTTCTCTGCGACGGCAGGGAGGTGTCGAGGGTCACCTACGCCAAGCTCTTCGCGGCGATCCACGAGACATGGGGAGCGGGGGACGGCACCACCACCTTCAACCTCCCCGACCTCCGAGACCGATCGCTCTACGGCCACGGCACCACGGTTGTGATGGCGAAGACAGACCTCGGCGCTCTCGGCACTCGCGGCCCCAAGCACTCGCACTCCTTCAGCGGCGGCGGGACAAACAGCGCCGGGTCTCACTCCCACGGAGGCAGCGTCGGCGGAGGGGGCCACTCCCACACCGGGAGCGCGAACATGGCGGGAGATCACGCGCACGGGCCTTCGGTGGACAACGGGTTCGCCACCTCGCAGGGGACGACCGCGGCCCTCGGCACAGGCGGGTCGGTCAGGTACATCGTGTCAGGGAGCGCCCCGGTCACATCGGTCGACGGGCTGCACAGCCACACGATCACGATCAGCGGAGACGGAGGCCACGGCCACACCATCGCCTCTGACGGCAATCACGTTCACACGGTGACGGGCTCGATCTCGGGCGGTGGAGTGCTGGACACGCCTGCGTATGCGGGTGTCCATTACGTCATCACGACGGGTGCCATCTCGTGAGCGTTGTACGATTCGCACGATGAAGACTGCCGACCCATCGAAGCTGGCCCCGGCGACCAAGTACTTCACCTACCAGCCGACCCCCGTCTCGAGCGCACCTCTTGGTCAGGGGTCGTTGGCCAACCAACCGATGACGAAGGCGAACACCTTGCAGTTGAAGCCCGGTCAGGTGGCCAAGTTCGCGGCAGGCAAGGGGTGGTACGGCGAGGACATCCCGGCTCCCCCGAAGGCGAGCGGCTCCTACCCGGTGCCGTCGAACAAGCCGCCGACGAACGAGGAGCCGAACCCGAACCTCGCCCCTGGCGGTGGCCCAACGACCACGGGAGCGGGTAGCCCTCCTCCCACCTCGACGGGCTACGACATGGACAAGGCGATTGCCGACGACTGGGAGACGATCCAGGCCCAGGCCGACGCGAACAAGCTGACCGGGGATGCGGCGACCGCCTTCCAGAAGCAGCTTCGGCAGGCGTACATCGACTACGGCGGAGCCGGGGAAGACCTCGGGGACTGGGCGCAGTACATCGACCCGGAGACGGTGAAGGCGGCGCAGGCCAACAAGTTCTCCACCCTGGCACTTGATCGTCGGGCCTACGACAAGAACTCGGAGCAGACCTACGCCGAGATGGCCGCTCGAGGAGGGTCGGGATCGGGCGACACAGTCAACTCGCTCAAGAATCTCCTCTTCAACCGCGAGCAGGCCGACTGGGGAGGGCTCCGCACCTTCCAGGGCGGCGCGGTCTCCGGCTTCAACAACCTCGGCGTGATCGGGCAGCAGGCCCGGGACATGATCCGCACCGCTCGCGGCAATGCGGCAGGCAGGGCAGCGGCGAACGCGCCCACCGTCGACACCGCCACCGACCCGACCGGGACAGGTGGTGCAGTCACACCTCCCCCGGCCGCGACGGGCAAGTACACCTGGGACAACGGCGCGGTCTCGAACCTCGCCCAGTTGAACCAGTGGCTGAAGGTGCGCGGTAGGACTCTGGCCCAGTTCAAGATCTCGAACCCCGCTGCCTATGCGAAGCTGGCGGCACAGTGACCGTCGCCTCCACCTTCTCGAACTTCCACCGTCTCTCCCCCGTCAAGGGAGGCTGGAAGGTTCCGCAGGGACAGCGGCTCAAGTACGTCGCCAACCAGGGCTACCACACCGAGGCGATCCCGGGATACACGCCTCCGGTCAAGACGACTCCGCTGACCCTCGACCAGCGGGTGCAGAACATCGTCGGCGGTCTCTACAAGCCGGCCGAATCCCTGATCGCCACACAGGCCGCCCAGCTTCAGGCAGAGGCCGCAGCGCGGCAGGCGAACTATCAGGCTGCCTACGCCTCTGCCGCGAAGACGAACGCGGCGATGGGCGCCGATGTGCAGAAGGGATGGAACGAGGCTGGCTCCGCAGTTCAGGGTCTCGCGGGTGCGCTGACCGGAGGGATCGGCGCGCAGACGCAGGCGAGCGTGGCCTCGACGGATCAGGCGTTGGCGAACATGGGCGCTCCCGCCACCCACTACGACCCAACCACCCAAGCCGGGGTTGAGTCCTACTACGGCGGCTACCTCCCGGGGAGGCAGTTCGCCCAGCTTGGCGGGATCGGGCGTCAGTTCATGAACGAGGCGGGGATCGGGCTGGCCGAGCAGGGGAAGCAGGAGTCTCTCGCTGCGATGAAGCAGACGAACTTCGAGATCCTCAAGAACCAGACGCAGGCGCTCGCTGACCTCGCCGCCAAGCGCCCCGACACCTACGCCACAATCCGCGGCCTCTTCGCCACCGAGAAGCAGAACGACGTGACGAACCAGATTGCCAAGGCCGAGCTCACTGCACGCCAGTTGACCGCCGCCCAGGATCTGAAGTTCAAGTACGCCGAGCTGGCCCAGAACGCGAAGACCGAGGCCGAGAAGCTCGAGTGGCAGCGCAAGGAGAACGAGATGGATCGGCAGATCGACAAGATCAACGCCGACGCCAACGCCACCCAGGCGGGTGCCTCCAACTACAGCGCCCACCATCCTTCCTCGGGGCAGGCCAAGTACTCGACGGGCACCTACCAGCAGAAGGCCTCGTCGGTCTTGCAGGACGAGCTTCAGAACGTGCAGAACACCTACATCCCCAAGAGGGACGACGGGGTGTTCGACAAGAAGACGGGCAAGTGGAAGGGCGGGATGCTGCTCAAGTACGGCCCGACCGGAGCGGTGATCAAGAAGTCGAACGGGACGGCCGTCCTCGTCCCCTACTCGCACCAGCAGTGGATCAAGAACCAGCGGATCCTCTACCGCGAGCATATGTTCCAGAACCTCTGGTCGATGATCGAGGGCAACATCGCCTTCGGCAACAAGGAGAAGGCGAAGAAGTACCTCCGCTCGCGGCTGAACAAGGTCGCTATGTCCTGGGATCCGCACGCTGCATGGGCGGCTGTCGCCCCGGACACGCAGCAGTCTGCGATCCCGAACCAAGCTGCGGGGTCGGGCACCAAGAAGGTCAGCTAGGTTCGCGGGATGGGCTTCCTGAGCCGCGCCCTCGGCTTCTCTCACATCGGAGACATCCCTGCTCCCCCGGGCAGGCGGCAACTCGGCAGCGCCTGGGGCGACATCACAGGCAATGTCACCGGACTCCTCCCTGCCGGGAAGATGATCGTCGGCGCGGTGGCCCACGACGCGGCCAACGTCCTCCCTCCTGCCGTCGAGGCGCGGGTGGCAGCGAACCTGATCCACGGGGACAAGCCCCTCAAGGGGCTCGAGCGACCGACCCGCACCCCCACCCTGGTCGGCCAGCTTGGCGCAGGGCAGTTGAACTACTGGTCTCGCGCCCTCGGGGAGGATCCCTCCGACATCCCCATCGTGATGGGCAAGGACGGCAAGCTCTACCGCAACACGACGCTAGGCGGCAAGCGTGGCCACATGTTCCAGTTCCTGCCCGAGGCTCCGAAGTCCGTCCTCGATGACCTGAAGAAGGAGAAGCGCGGCCGTGCCCTCTGGTCGGAGGATCCGGTCAACGCTCCTCTGGCCTTCGTCCCCCTGGTCGGGGCGGCGGGGAAGGTGGCCAAGGTCGGGAAGCTGGCCGAGGACATCCAGAGGGCGAACAAGGGGATGAAGCTGTCGGAGGCCAGGAAGATCGCACGCAAGGAGTACAACCACCCCGGCTACGCGAAGAGCAAGGGTCTCGAAGGAGGGATCGGCCCCCGGATCATCAAGGGCCAGTACGGGACAGCAGAGGGGCGGATGCGCTCCCGCTCTCAGTTCGGCCGTAACCTCCAGGCGCTCTGGGACAGAGGCTCCGAGATGGTCGACGCACGCAACCCGGAGAGCCGCTTCTCCTCATCGACCCGGGCCCAGGCAGCGGAGGCGAAGGCGGTCGAGCGGCAGGCACGGCGGGACGAGAACTCCGTCACCCAGGTCGAGATCCTGCTGAAGAAGGCGCTGAAGCGGAGAGGGTGGCAGACAGCCAACGACGCCCCGCTGACCGAGCGCCAGCAGGACGTGATGAACTCGATCATCGTCGCCCTTGAGCATGGGAACATGACGCCGGAGGAGGCGGTCAAGGCGAGGATCGCGCTGCACGAGTCGACGCTGACCGGAGGCGTCTCCTCCGCGATGACCGAGGCCCAGATCGAGAAGCTCGGCAACCAGCTCGAGAAGCAGATGGACGACATCACCGACGAGCAGCACGGCCAGCTCGCCGCCTACGCGAACGACCTCGAGAGGGCGCAGCGCACGGCCGACTCGCATGAAGCTCTTGCCGTCAAGCTGGCGACCCGGCGCACCCCGGAGGAGACGAAGGCGATCCGCGAGCGGCTGAAGCTGAACCCTGCGGTGAAGCGGAGCGAGGCCGAGTTCGCCAGGATGGAGCGGGATCTGGAGAAGCTGAAGCGCGAGCATCACGAACTCTCCACCCACATCGAGGATCTGCTCACGCGCCCGAACATGCCGCCCTCGAAGCGCAACAAGGGGCTGTCCACCGCCACCCGCCAGTTGCAGAAGAAGGCCGACCAGCTTGCCAAGAAGCGCAAGGAGTTCAGAGACGCTCTCGCCTGGGGCCACGACCTCGGGGACGAGATGCGGAGAGGAGACCTCGTCGTCGCCCGGGCAGAGGGAGAGGCGGAGAACGTCCTCCACGGACAGCGCCGCAAGCAGTACGACGCGGAGCGCCGGGTGCAGATCAGGGAGCATCGGCTCGCTGACAGGCAGGAGTCCTCCGACGCGCTCCTCGCTGACGAGCGTGCCGCCCTCGATCAAGCCTTCGACGGCATGGTCGCCAACCCCCGACGCTCGACGCCGCTGAGTGAGGTGGAGCGTCATCTGGTCGAGGCGCAGATGGCGAGCCTGCGCCGAGCTCTGGATCACCCCAAGAACGAGGGCCACTACCGCCGCGCTGTCGCCGGGATGCGCGTCCTTGCCGAGTGGGTCGATGAGACCGGGCGCGAGATCGAGAAGATGGGCAAGTCGCCGGAGGAGCAGGCACTGGTCGACCAGATCTTCGATGAGCGTCAGGGCGCGGTCGGGGAGGAGATGGTGCGGCGGGGGATCCTGACCCAGGAGCAGGCCGGGGGTGCCTACTTCCCCCACTACTCGATGTGGTCGGCAGGGGGCAAGGAGGTGGGGAGGGGCCACGGCGTCAACGGCCCCATCGTGGACGGCCCGAACCTGAACGACTACATCCTCAACCACCACGAGAACGACCTCCAGCTTCTCCAGCGGGGGATGGTCGACATGTCCCCGACCACCTTGGGGAACCTGCTCCGCAACCGGATCCGCTTCCTCTCCACCCATGAGGCGGTGCAGAAGCTGTACCGCGAGGGGGTCGAGGTGCCGGAGGGTGAGCTTCCCAAGGGGTACACGCTGATCCGCAATCCCGACGAGGCGAAGCGTGCGGTGAGCGACAGGCTCAAGATGGCGTTCACCGATCCGGATCGCTACGAGCGCAACCTCGAGCGGGAGCAGGCACCGACCCCCGTCAGTGACGCCGCCGACGAGACGGCGACGATGACCCGGGCGCAGCTTCGCCAGATGAACCACGAGAGCGCCGAGGCGGCGAGGGTGAAGGCGGAGGCCGACAGCCCCGACCCGGACGGACGCGGGGCAGAGCGCGAGGACTTCGTCAACGAGTCCGTCTACGAGGTGGGTAAGGGTGTCGCTCCTGCCTGGGTGAAGGCGACGAAGAACTACCGCATGATCCCGACCAAGGTGGCGAAGGCCCGTCTCGGCGAGGCGGTGATCAAGCACCCCGACTCGAACGCCCTCGCCTGGATCAACGCGGCCAACATGATCATCCGCTCGATGGTGCTGTACACGCCCTACGGCGGGGCGCGCTACATCACCCGCAACGCGATCCAGAACGCCACCCTCCTGGCCCTGACCCAGCCCGGTGCCTTCCGCCACCTGGGGCAGGCGGTGAAGATGCAGCTTGGCAGCGCGGAGGAGAAGGCGCTCTTCCGCGAGGTGGCAGTGGAGGCCGGGACGGTCGGAGCATCAGCCGGCCTGCCGGAGAGGGCGACGAGCTACGCCTCTCGAGCGAAGGCAACGGAGCGCAAGGTCTCGCAGGCGAGCCACAAGGTTGCGAACGTCCTCGGTGATGTGGCCGACGAGCCCTTCCGCGTCGCGGCGTGGCTGAACTACGCGAGGAAGTACGACTTCGATTCGCCGGACGAGATCCGCTCCCTGATCAACGACCCGAAGCACGCGAAGCTGCGGGACGAGATCAGCCAGCGGGTGCGGGAGGATCTGCTCGACTTCGACGCCGCCACCCCGGCCGAGCGGAAGGTGATCAACCGGATCCTCTTCCTCTACCCGTTCATGCGAGCGTCGGCCAAGTGGCCCTTCATGTACGGACGGGAGTACCCGGTCAGGACGGCTCTCGCCGCCACCCTGGCGCAGGAGGCACCCGACGATCAGGAGTACCCGGGGATCCCGAAGTCGGTGAACGAGTCCTCGATCCTGAACGACAAGAACTGGTCGATCTGGGATCCGACGAACCCGATCCGCACCCAGATCGAGAACGTCCAGGCCGCAGGCCACCTGATGTCGCACGACCAGGGCGCTCAGTCCCTGGCCGACAACGTCCACCCCTTCCTCGGGATCGGGCTCGACATCGCCAACGGCAACCCGGTCGGTGACTCGCTGACGCGGCTGTTCCCGCTCTGGCGCAACTACAAGGACATCCGCCGCCACGGCACCGACATGGGTGGGCAGGGGACTGCGTTCCTTGGCATGGAGGTCAGGCCACCGAAGCACATCCGCAAGCAGTTCGAGACGGAGGCCGGGAAGATCAACGCCGTGATCGAGTGGAACGAGGCCTCGGGCCAGAAGATCGACGTGGATCAGATCCAGCCCATCTTCAGCGCCTGGAAGGACTGGACTGCGCTCCAGTACCGGGCGACCAGGGCTTCCAAGGACAGGGGCCACGAGTTCACCAACCGCCAGATCGCCGTCCTCTACGCCGAGTTCATCCGCAAGAACTACTCGATCCCGGTGCCCTCCGATCAGGCGATCAGGGATGCGAACGACGCCCAGATCTCGACGTGGAAGCGGCAGATGGACGACACCCTTTGGGGGGCGATCAAGGATCCGGTCACGAACCTGCGTGAGAACCTGCGCAAGCTGATGCTGAGTGGCTACACGCTCGACCAGATCTCGGAGAAGTCCGGCATCGACCTCTCCTCCTTCAAGGATTCGATCCGATGAGCAGCATCGACGAGTACCTCTCCGGCCGTCAGTCTCCGATGGCGGGGCTCGGCTCCGCCTTCGAGGCGGCGGGGAAGAAGTACGGGATCGACCCTCGCCTGCTGGTCGGGATCGCGGTGATCGAGTCGAGCGCAGGCCAGCACATGAAGAACAAGAACAACCCGTTCAACTGGGGCGTCCACCGGGGACAGACCTACCCGTCCCTCGCTGCCTCGATTGACGATGTCGCTCGAGGCCTGTCGCAGAACTACATCAAGCAGGGGCTGACGACGCCGCAGCAGATCGTCTCCAAGTACGCACCGGGGTCTGACGGCAACGACGAAGGGGGCTGGGCCTCGACTGTCTCGAGCGTGATGCAGGCGCTGGGAGGCCCAGCAACGGTCGGATCAGCCAATGCCCCAGCATCAACCACTGCCTCGCGGCCCCGCATACGGCAGGACATGGACGCGAAAGTCGACCTGATGCCCGATTCTCTGCGTGTTCCGGGCACAACGGGGTCAGAGCCGTATGTAGCGAGCCTCCTGATGAAGGGGCCACAGGCTCTGTTCAAGGGCGTCCAGGCCGCAGCAGACAGACGGCACGCCCGGGACACGATGGCTGTCGCCACGCCCCCGGAGGTGACCGAGCCGGAGACACCGAACGATCTCCCGGCCAAGGGGATGGTCGTCACCTCGAAGGGATGGACTCCGACCCATGTCACCGATGGTCTCGGCTGGGGAACGAAGACCGCCGCCGACATCATGGCCGCACCGGGGACACCCGTCGGTGCGCCGGAGTCGGGGGTCGTCGTCAAGCTCGGCTCCGCCCAGGGTGGTCAGTCGATGTACTTCCAGGGTGACTCGGGCAAGACCTACTGGCTGGGCCACATCGACGGCGAGTACTCACTGCCACCCGGCACTCGAGTCCGTGGCAACGAGACCGTCTCCCGTGTCTCAGCAGACCACGCTGCGCCCCACCTGCACATCGACGTGCAGCAGCCGTCCTAGAACGACGAAGGGCCGCAACTTGGGATTCCAAGTTGCGGCCCTGGTCGTCGGGGGCACGATGTCGTTACACCTCTACTGCGCCCCCAGAAAGTGACAGCCCTGCACCTGCACGGAGAGGGCCGCCCGAAACAAGGGCATAGGCCACCCCGGTTGAACTAGCTCTGCGTCTCCGAATCGTCACCGGGACGGAACAGCGGCATCGGCAGGCCAGCGAAGACGTTGACCCCGTTCTCGCCGGAGGTCAGGCTCGGCTCCGGCAGTAGGCCGAAGAGATGCTCCGCTGTCTTCGACGCCGACTCGAGCGTGATCGCTGCGTTCTTCTTCTTCAGCTCGATGGTGATGCCTGACGAGCCTACGGTCTTGTAGACGTGAATCTTCATGTCGTCCTTTCGTGCGTCGATGATTGAGACGGGGGAGGGCACACCCCTCCCCCACGCTGCTACTTCTCTTCCTTGCTCTCGGCCTTCTCGGCCTTCTTGGCTTCGGCCTCCTGCGCCTTCGCCAGCTTCTCGGCCTCCTCGGCCTCCTCCTCGACGGAAGGAAGTCCTGCACGCTCGCGGCGGATGTTCTCCTCCACCCGCGCACGCTCGCGCTCCTCCTCCATTCCCTCCATCGTCTCGGCCGTCTGCTCTTCCGCGGCCTTGATCTCTTCCTGCTGCTCCTTGGTGAGATCGGTCATGTCTATCACCTCCTCTCCGGGTAGTACATTGTCCCCCTCTTGGGGGATGGGCAACCCGTCTTCGGGGTGATCGAGCCAGCGGCCCCAGTTCGAGCGGTAGCGCTTCCTCACGCAGCGCTCACCAGCCGCAGCGTCCGGCCCTCCCCTTCGATCTGACCCATGTGGCGCAGCGTGTTGAGGTGCCACTGCACCGTGGCAGGTGAGGCCAGCCCGACCGCCTCACCGATCTCGCGCACGGTCGGCGGGTAGCCGTGGTCAGCGATGAACTGACGGACGAACTCGTAGATCATCTGCCTGTTACTCATCACCACCCCCAAGGTCTTCGATGAACAGGCGCGGGTTCATCACGACGAAGTAGAGCGCCTTCTCGACAACGTGGTACCTGACCGATCGGATGCCTTCCTCTACCGAGAGGCCGAGGTAGGCGGCGATCTGCTCGACGTGCGAGTCGAGGATCTCGGCGCCGTCCTCCGAGTCATCGGGCACGAGAGCCGCCCAGGTCTTGCGCTGACGCTTCGGCCCGGGCGCTCGCTTGACGGGCTTCTCGTACCCGCACGACTCGCACCGCTGCCCCTCTGCGAGCTCGACGTGGTGGTGGGCAACTTGGGATTCCAAGTTGTCCACCGCCCCGTCCACAGGCTGTGGATGAATCGGCCCCTCGTTCACCCACGACTGCGACGTGATCCCCTTGTGGAGCCAGATGAACTGGTCTCCCATCTCGAGCCGGATCATCGCCTTGTGGCCACCGATGGCCCCGGTCACATCGTTGTGATGGCGCACGCAGAGCCCCACCACGTTCGAGACCACCTTCCCCGAGGGCAGTCTCACCCACTCTGTCGGCTGCCCACGCAGATATGACCGGGGCCACATGTGATGGCCCTGCTGCGAGCGGGAGATGCACGCGGGTGCAGCGCACGTCACGTTCATCTCCGCTCTCGACCCGGGAACCCCCCTGATCTCCGGGTCGATCCTTGGTGCGAGGGTCACTGGTTCGCCCTCCTCACCATCCGCCGCGCCATCTGCGTGGTGATCTCCCAGCGGTTGCCCTTCCCCGGGGCACGCTTGGGGTAGTCCTCACGCAGCCAGCGCCGCAGAGTCTTCTCGTCCACGTCGAGCATGTACGAGAGTTCATAGACAGTGATCATGGTGACCTTTCTGTTAGCGATCCCAGACCCAGACTCGCTCTTTGAGAACAAGCTCCTGATCCTCCGGGCCTTTGACATATCCGTGCACCCATTTCTGTCGGTGAACCTTCAGCGATGGGTACCACTGGTTGCGCCAGTGCCCTCTCACCATGAAGCGATGAGAATAGTGGGCTTCCCCTGGCTCCTCGTCCTTGGACACCGAGACCCGGCGTAGCTCGACCACGACCACGTCGCGCACGTCGGGCATCCCACGCCGTTGCGCCTCACGACGCGCCGGCCTGGAAGGGCGATAGCGATTCGAGGTGACGATCCGCTCGCTCATCAGGCGGTGCAGCACCCGGATGTAGGTGACCCACTGCGCGTCGACATCGCCCTCGCCCTTGGTGTGTACGAGGTCGTGAGCGACGAGCAGAGGCAGCACCGTGGTGTGGAGGATGCCCCACTTGTCGGGCACCGACTTCATCCACTCGTTCGTGTAGTCGTCCTTGTCGTCGATGTTCGACCAGAGGGTGACCTTCATGCACTTGTGCCAGCCCTCCTGCCTGTTGCCGTCGCTGTCCTCGACCACGATCTCCGTGTCGATCATCCGCCAGTGGATGCAGCGGAAGACAGCGATGTTCCCTGCTACGTCCTTGCCTGCGAACGGGGTGGGAAGGACGGCGAACCCACACGGGAAGAGAACGTCCTCTTCGATCATCGGCTCCCTCGCGTTGAAGGTCTCCATCGCGGAGAGCGTCAGGTCGTGCATCTCCTCTGTCACCCAGAGGGGCTCGGCGGCGATCAGGTCTTCGACCATCGAGTCGAAGGCCATCTTGCAGGGCAAGGTCGACTGCTCCCCGTACTTCAAGTACCGATCCATCAGCCAGAAGTTCCGGTACTCCTGGCCCTGCGGCCCTGCCATCATCGCCAGGATCTCGGACTGGACGGAGATGGCCGTCTCCCAGTCCTGGCGCTTCATACGAGACGCTCGTAGACGAGGGTCTTGAACACGGCCATGCTCTCGGTCGGGTTGAGACCGTGGGTGCGGAAGAACTCCCAGAGGTCTCCGTCGTTCTCGACCAGCACCGTCTTCGCCCCGGCGTTGTCATGCGCCCACTGCTCGAGCGAGTTGTCGGAGTTGCCCGACATGCGGATCGCCCATGTCCCCTTCCCGGTCTGAAGGAACTCAGGCCCGGTCGGGTTGATGTGGCCCTCCGTCATGTCGGCGAGGACGCCGCGGATCACGCGAGCGAGGTTCATCTGTCCTCGCTTCACCCGCTTGAAGACACGGACATCCTCCGGCTTGAAGAAGTCCTCGTACCTCATCGCCCCTCCCTCACCCTGGTCAGTTCGGCCTCCAACTCTTCGATGTTCTGATGGCAGAGCCGAAGAGCGGTGTCGTCGTCCCTCGCCCGTGCCTCCCATTCCTCTACCTCGGCAAGAGCGGCGTCCACGATCCACTGTTCCTCGTCCATCACCGTGAACGCCTCAAATGCCAGCGCCTCCCGCACCTTCTCCATGCGTCCCGATTGATTCATGGCGAAACCGCTTTGTGGGCTGGAGCGGTCGTCCACTTGACCGGGCCGTACTGCATCCCACCCGTCACCAAAGTGGTGACGTGATGATCGAACGTGTGACCATCAGGGCGCTCACAGCGGTTCGCGGGGTAGTCCGGGTGAGTCGCCGGACAGCGCGAGTCCCGATTGAGGCAATCCGCTTTGTGGGCTGGGCTTCCATCACCTGTTGGAGTCCTTCGCGACCCGTCGCAGATCACTTTCGGCGTCCAGGGTGTGAAGTGATTGACGGTTAGCCCATCGCTGGAAACCCGAACTTGGCTCCCGCAGTTTGGGCATCGCCCAAGCCCTCCAATGACGGCGGTCATGGGATCTCCGGGTGGGGGTCGCCGTGGGCCTTGCGGGAGAGGGCATCCAGACGGGCGTCGTACATGTCCTTCGCCCTCGACGCCTTCAGCAGTTCGTGTGCGTCCCGTAACGCCTCCAGCGCGGCTTTGAGTCTGTCGGCTTCGGCCTCCGCAGCCTCGCAGGCGACCTCGCGCCTGTTCCACGCTTCCTTCCAGTCGGCGTACTCCTTGCTGACACGAGCAAGTTCGGCCTCCGCAGCCTCGGCGCGAGCGACCGCTTCGTTCTCCTTCTGCCCCAGGTCGATGATCCTTAGCGCCTGCTCCGCGACATCGTCACCCAGGCGTTGAACTTCGGCCTCCCATTCCTCTGCCTCGGCAAGAGCGGCGGCGAGCGAGGCTTCCGATGAGCGCGACGGCGACTCGCCCGACAGCGCCATTGAGCGGTGCAGGCCCAGCGCCTCCCGCACCTTCTCCTGGCGGGCGCTCATACCTCCCCCTCCCAAGCAGGGCACACCTTCCTCCACCCGCACATCTGGCAGGGGGTGAAGGACATCGAGAAGTCAGCGAACTTCCCGGTCGTCGGCCATGTCTCGTCCGGCCCGTAGCGCGTGTACATCCAGGCGATCTGCTCTGCCATCATCGCCGCCGTGCCCATCACGTTCTGGAACCTGACCGTGTTCGGGTAGTTGATCAGGTCGGCCGACTCCAACCCGGTCGTGATCTTCGGCGTTTTCGCCCGGGAGATCGAGTGGTACTCGACGGGCAGGTTGGTGGCCATGCAGTAGATGTCCGACTGCAACATCCACGACGGCTTCATCTTCGAGGCCGACTGCTTGCCCGTCTTCTGGTCGATCACCCGGTCGGGGACGAGGTCATCCTTCTCGTTCATCGCCCCGACCTGAAGGTCGATGTAACCGATCAGCGGGACGGGGAGACCGGGGTCTTCGACCTGGAACTTCGACTCGACCGACAACGGCTGAAGCCGAGGGACGACCTGCTTGTAGTACGCGGCGGTCAGGCGCTCGCTGTCGTTGCGTGCCACGAGCTCACCCTTGCGTGGGTCACCGGAGTCCCAGGCGATGTTGTCGACGCCGCCGTCCTCTTCGAGAACCTTCGGGACAGCGACATCACCGAGGTACTCGACCACCTCACCGAGAGGACGGTCGACGAA